TTAGGTGACAATGTTTTAGTTGGATTCCAGAAGGGTAAAACTCTTCATTCGGATGCGAAGTATACACTAAAAGAATGTCAAGATCAACACGGGTTACTCACTTCTAACGTTTGGTTTGAATCATTTAATGGTTTAGATCCAATGACAGAAACTTACATTCGTAACATGAGGGCGAATGGAGAAACACTAAATAAAAATCCTCGTATAAAAATGTCAACTATACACGCAGCGAAAGGAGGAGAAGCCGACAACGTTTTGCTTATGCAAGACTTAACAGGTGCAGCGATTGAAACTTTTAGTCATGACCCGGATGAATTACATAGATTATTTTATACCGGAGCGACGAGAGCGAAGCGTGAATTGCATGTGTTAGATCCAAAAAACTTTGATCGAGCTTACATCATATGAAATGTTTTTACTGTAATGCAGAAGTAAGATGGAATAATGATTTTGATACGGAAGATACTTATCCAGATTCAGAGCACAATATTGTAAGTATGTATCAGTGTGACGAATGTAATACTTGGTATGAAGTATTTCATCAAAAAAAGGAGAAAAAAAATGACTAATAAAGAAATATTTAAAAAAGCAGTATATGATTCACTAGATAAGCAGGTAGGCGGGAAACACTACCGCAATATGAAGATTCAACCTGCTGAATTTATTAACGAAAACAAGTTGCTTTTTGCAGAGGGCAACGCTATAAAGTACATATGTAGGCACTCAGAGAAGGGTGGCATACAAGATATAGATAAAGCAATACACTATCTTGAGATGGTAAAGGAGAGAGACTACGAATGAGAAGAACACAGATCCCACTATTTGCACCCGAAACAGAATGGGTTGCACCACAT